AGATCGAAAACGGCGATTTTTCCTCTGTTTTTACCGTGTTGGGCAGCAATGCCTACATTCAGCAGGGCGAGAGTTTGATCGTTCTCGAGAGATCGGCAGCAATTGAACTTGCCCGCGCGCTCGCAGGAGGCGGGGTATGAGGTGGAAAGAGCGCCCAAAGCGAGAATGGAAGCGGTGGTTCTGTATCCTTCCGCTTAAGGTAGAAGGCATTTGGGTATGGCTCGAATGGATCGAGTGGAAGGATCATTGCCTTTTCTGGGAATCCCGCCAACCTGACACCCCACGCCATCTTGGCCCTGATCGGAGGAAGTGATGCAGAATGAGATGGTGTGGCGCACGATAGATAGCGCGCCCAAAGATGGAACGTGGGTGATGCTCACGGGCGGTGAAGTTGATTATGGTTGGGATGGAGACACAAAGCCTGAAATCGTCGTAGGGTTCTATAAAGGAACAGGAACTTACGATAATTGGTTCTTCGCGGTTTATGATTCTGGGTATTATGGACAGTACGAAAACCCCAAACTTTGGATGCCTTTACCGCGAACCCCCACCGCCCTACTGCCCTAACGAAGCCGCCCAATCCTGAGCCGCCTCAAGCCTCAGCGTGTTATCGGTGCAGATGTGGATGCTTTCGGGCGAGACGGCAACCATTCCGGGCGCTGGATCGGCGCTGACACTACTTGCGGGATTGCTACTACTGGCGGCTTGGGCGGGGCGGCTGGCTGCACCACCAGCGGGGCATGCTGGCACGCTGTGAGCGCTGATATAGCGATCAGTGGCAACCCCAGCATCAGCGAGCGCGGACGCATGATCTTTGTCGGCAGCATTGGCGAGATCCTTATAGAGTTGTTCTTGGGCGTCGTGGGCGGCTTGCGCGGCTGCTGTGGCCTGTTTCTCGGCCACTTCAATCTGTGCCAGCGTTGCGTCTGCCTTACGGGCAGCAGCGCGCCATTGGTTGCGGTCGATTGTGGTGGTGGCGAGCAAGGTAGCCAGGATCGCGGTTGCAGCGGCCCCTAAGAGCCACTTCCAGTTTGCGATTACGAACAGCATTACTCCACACCTTTTCCAACATTGACGTCACCGCTATCAGTCGTAGCCGTCGGCGTGCGGGACGACGGAATACGCAAGATACCAATCAAGCCACCAGTGATGGTACCGAGGCCAAACGCTTCCAGCCGGCCAATGAGGTTAGGCGCATAGCAAGCGGCTATCAGCGCAGCGACGAACACTACTACCAGCGTGAAAAGCGTGGCGAGATAGGCGACTAGTTGTTCTCGAGCTGTCACGACAGATACCCCTGAAATTCCATCGCATAGCCAGCGATATCGCCGGCGCGGTCACTGCCATTGATGATCCGACGCGCTGAGATAAACTGCGCCAGTGTGGCGGGGCCAGTTGCCGGCAGATAGGAAGCGAACGACTTGCCCGTAAACAAGCCGCCCTTCATTCCAACCCGCATGACCTTGGCTGCTACATCGTCTTTCAGAGCTAGGTCCGGGTTCTCAATAAGCGGAACGCCAAGCGCATCCTGCATCTTCTGATAGCCGCCACGCCCCGTCAGTTGCACGTAACCCCTGCCGGCGTACAAGATGCCGTCACCAGGCTGGGTGTTGCCAAGCTGACGCGCTACGGCGGGCCGGTTGCCATCCTTGTCGTACATGCGGAAATAGTACAGCGGCCCGCCAGCCTCTCTGACCGGCTGCATCGAGTGTGCTGTCTCGTGATAGGCGGTTGCCAAGCCGTAAGCCTGATAGGACAGCGGCAGACCTTCTAGGGTGGCTAGGATTGCCGTGCAGCCATCTACCTCGCTCTGCGACAGCTTCGGGCCCAGCAGCTTGCCCGCGCGCGCCTTGGTGAAGAAAGGGGCTGTCATAACGGCGTCGCAGGCATACGAGAAATATCGCGCATTGCAGATCCTACCCCCATGTCATCGGCCGCAGCTTGCGCCAGCAAGCGTTTGACGAGCGAGATTTCATGTGCGTCTGGCATTTCTCGCTCCACCAAGCCAAGAAGTACTTCGCAAGCGGTCAATGCGGATTGCAACTTGGCATCCGATCGGGCTGCGCGTTCCTTTGCCATGTCAGCGGAACTACGCGCCTGCTTTACTTCGTTTTCAAGCTTCTCGATCCGCCCGCTTAGCAACTCCACCGCTTTTCGATTATCGTCTTTAAGCGTCGCAATCTCTTCACGCAGCCGCGCAAAATCAGCATCACGGGCGTCGCTTTCGCGCTTCTTCCACGGCCCCCACTGACGGATATACGCCATCCAAATCGTGCCGATTGTCGTGACAATAACGCCTACCAGGGTCCAAACACCTGTGCTGATAGACTCGCCGGATGCCGTCTTAACAGCGGTATGGACAACTTCCGGGGTAAGGCTCACCACTTCACCGCTTCCTGCGAATGAACGCCATGATCTCGTCGTAGTGCAGCACGAGCAGAGAGAACAAGATCAGTGCCACAGTCCACAAGCCCTCTCCATGCAACGATCAGCAATTCTGCTCCAAAAGTCACATTTAGCAGGAAAAGATACGTAATTTGAAACGGTTGCCCTAATATCCCATAAATCGCATGCAGGAGCAATTGGCTAGCCGCTACCCCGGTAAACAACAGCGACCAGCGGGCATTCGTCTCACGCCAAATGACGTACCCGACGAAAGCAACAGCAACGTCTAGCGGCTGAAACATGCTAAGTGCGTTCCACTGCCAGCCTATGTTCGAGATCGCCCAGCTTTCTGTCAGCAATAGCGCGACAAGCATACGACTACCCCCGCGCGCGAATGCGAACGTTAGGCAACAGGCAATTCCGAACAAGACAGGCAGGAGTTCCACTTTAGCTGTTATTCGGAGTAGGCGTTGGCGTGGGGGTAGTACCAGGCGGGGGCTTGATCGGCACGCCACCGCTATTCGGAACTGGGTTGGCCTTCTTGTCCATGTTATTCTCCTCGTTGTCTCGCGGTACGCAGACCTGTTGTTGCTTACCCTCAATCATGACGGGGATGCAAATCTCTGAGGGTGGCAGGTCGATCATGCCTTCGCCACCTTGCGCAGCTCGCGTTCCATCCAAGCCGCGCGCATAACCTCGAACTCAGCCATACGAACCGACCAGATCACGGCGGGCTTGCCATCCGCATCCTGCTTTTGACGCGACACAAAGCGCTTGAGCGTGACCGTCTCCATACGCGGCACGGGATAGGTTTGCGGGGTGTCCTCGGTCGCAGGAATTTCTTGTACCATGAACTGGCCATCATCATGCAGCCGGACCTTGCCGGCCGCGTCCGTGATAGGAACCGTGCGAGCGGGCTGACCGGGGATCATGACCGGAGCTCCAGTCTCATCGACTACCGTCATCTGGTCAAAAACTGGCTCGTCGTAGGGCACGTCAACGATCTTCTGAACAGGCTTGCCGTCTACCATGACGATCTGCTTTTCAGGACGCGTTGCAGGCTGTGTGACTTGGCGCTCGGCCCGATAGTCTTGCTCGATCGTCTCCATGTCAGGATCGGTGCCGAGCACGCCCCACTCAAACGCGTTCAGCCCGTGGCGCTCGAACGCTTCCTGCACATCCTGCGCGATAATGCCGGCGTGCTTGCGAGCGGTGGTCTCACCTTTCTCGGCAATTGCGTCCTTAAACTTGAAGGCGACGAGATCGACCTCACCGATCGCATCCAGCACGGCTGCGAACTGAGGATCGGAAAGCTTGCCGAGCTGCTCTTTATGGTTGCGGTCCGACGTGGCAATAGTTGTCGTGGCGGCATAAAGTTGCGTAAAGCGATGGCTGGCATCACCGAGCGAGGCTACGTTGTCCGCAGCCGGGCGCAGGTTGGACACGTCGAACTGGATGCCGCCAGCGCCTTGCGCGCCAGTACCGCCAAATGCGATCATAGCGCTGTCGTACAGGCCGGAGGTCGCGCCAGACGTGCGGAACTGCCAAGCCTGAGACGACACGACATTGCTAAGGCCAGACATGATCGTCGCGCCTGCGGATTGCAGGTTTAGGCTCCGCAGATAGCCATTCCCCGACCCATCGATCGCGGCTCCGTTGGACGAGAAAGCATTTTGTGTGAAAGTTACGCCGTTGAAGTTCACACCGTTCGCGCAAATTGGATTATCGAGGGCTGCGATCAGCGAACCGCCAGCCGACACGCTTTGTTTACCGTTGGCGTTGCTGGACACCATAAGACCGATGCCGAACCCTACCGCGCCCGCCTGATTAGACAGGCTGATCGCCGCATCGTACACCGTGCCTTGAGCTTGATCGTCAGGCGTGGCGGCGATCTGCAAGCCGCTCTTGTATGCAACGGTTGCGCCCGCGCTTGCTTGCACGTTGATCTCGCCACCTGTCAGGTTGCGGATGTTGGTTGCGCCTGGGTAGGCGACCGCAATTGATCCGAAGCCGAACAACTGACCGGCACTCGCCGCCATCGTCAGAGCCGTTCCGCCAAGGTTCGTCGTTACGCTGGTAAAAAATTGGCGAGCGGTGTAATTTTGGTTTTGGCTGGCAGAGCTTGGAGCGCCACGGATTTGCAGCAAATCAGTTTGCTCGAACCCGCCAATATGGCCTGCGCCAATGTACGCATACGTGTTTTTCGGCGCGAAAAAGCCAGTGGCAGGCGATACGCTATAGACGATTGGCGCAACCGGTGTTCCGAAGCTCTCGCTGTCGAAAATACGATCCTGAAAGGGGTAAGTCGTGCCGGACAGTTGCACAGACCCGCCCTGACCGATGCGGGTTCTACTGATGCCGACAACATTGCCTAGGGCTGCATCGGCTCGCGCGTTGATAGCCTCTTGTGTTGCGCGCTGGGATGGTGCAATTCCCGTGGCTGTTCCGAGACTATCCGCAATAGCGCCAACCGGCAGAGTCGGCGTACCGACTCGCACGCCGAACTGCTCGAAAATTACGCGCCCGTTATAAACCCCTTTCAGATCGTAAAAGTTTGCGAGGGCATTGAAATTGTAAACGCCGTACTCGTCTGTGACGGCATTCGTGATGGTCGCACCACTGTCATCATAGATGGTGGGTGTTGAGCCATCCTGATTGCGAACAAAAACAAGCGCCCCGCGAACTGGAGCGAGGTTTCTTTCGTCAAGTACAGTGTCGCTGTAGCGTTCCATGGCTATGCCCCGATATTCTGTGCGGTGATGGTTACGGTATCCGACGTAAAAACCTGTCCGTTTGCATCGGTGACGGTCGCAAATGCGGTCGTGTCTGATTCCTCCCCGCCAGAAAGGCTAGGAGATCGGAATGCTGTAGATGCGCTGCTAGGGTTGGTCGCCTGCCAGCTAGAATCGGAAACTTGCCATGCAACGATATAAGGAGTGGTAACACCTGAGATCGTCAATGTTACTGTCGATGTAACGACACGCGGCGCTGTCTTGCTATTTGCATACCCTGATGCATATTGCGGGAACACCGACACAGATCCGCTGGTAAAGATAGCCCGCAGAACATTATCAGCGCCACGCACATACGCAGACACGATAGTGCGCAAAATACCATCAGCGCCGCGCACCTTTATGCCTCGGATCGCTACAGCCTGCGCGAGCGCGTTTCGGATGCGGATCATTCCGTCACCAGCCATATATCTCCAGGCTGTGAAGTAGGATCTGGCGACCCGGATCCACTGGTGTAGATGCGACCGCCTGTCATCCGGGTATCGGACCAATAAACATGAACACCAGCGCCCTGACGCACGATGTTTCCAGTAATTTCTCCACCGTTTGAAGCCAGATATGCGTTGCCGCCAATGGCATTTATTAAGGCTTCTTGATTTTGAAGCGTGAGCAGACTCCGCCCATAACTTGTCGTTCCCTGAACCGCGATGGCAGTCAGGTCGTCATCTTTGGGTTGGAAGCTGTCCAGATTAGTATTCAGGGACGGAGCATAAAGGATTTGCGACCCGTTGCTATCGGTTACTTGTAACGAGAAATCAGTCTCAGCAAGGAAAACAGCCGCTGGCGTAACGCCATTGACGATCAGCCCGCCTATCGTGCGCAATGGCTGCTCAGCGGGAGTGAGCAAAGATTCGTCCCAGAAAAGGTCAAGCGGTGCGGTTGTCGGGCTGCCGTTCGCCGCTCCAACATAGATGTATCCGCCAGTCAGCGGCACGCCACGACCGTCGTAAAAAACCGGAGTGGGGTTGGTGAGAACGGTCATTTGCTGCTACCGATCTGCGATGCGTTCATGGCTGAAACCCCTGTTGCTCGGACTGCTGCTGGCTTGCGCCCCCTTGAGTATTACCGGCTTCGTTTCCGGCTGGCTGCGCTGCCAATCGTGTCGGCGATGACGTGAAGGCGTCGGTTAGGCGTTGCTGGAGTTGCAGAACTTCGTTTGCAATCTGCGGCTCGGCGCGGGCGACGCGGCTGAGGCGGTCGATATAAGCAGGCGCCGACAGGGCAGTCCGTGGAGCACGGGCTAGCCAACGGGCGAACGCAGGGCTTGCCAAAAGATGCCCGGTGATAAGCTGGGTCGCTAGTCCTGTCGTAGCTGCTACCGGCGACGCCGCAGCGCTGCCAGCGAGAACGCCAAGATTGCCCCAGATGCCGCCAGCCGTGTTACTGCGGTTCGCGTAACCCTGCGCGGCTTTTGTGCCCTCTGCGACCTTAGCGAGATCGTTCAGCGCTGCGCGGGCCTCAACTCCAAAATATGCGTTTTTCGCGGTTTCGCCAATCTTGTTCCAATGCGTGAGGAACACGGGCAGTGAGAATGCATTGCCATCAACATTCTGTGCGCCAGCAGCCGTCCTGCCGAGCGAACCAATGATGCTGGCGCGCGTGTTTGCTTGCTCCTCAGGAGGCAGGCTGCGCAGGAATTTTACAGAGCGCGCGTTGTTGCCCTGCATGTCGGCTGTAAGTGACTTAATAATCTGCTCGCCCGAACGCGGCTTGTCTCGCGTGCCGATCAGTGGCGTCAGTACGTTATCAATGGTATTCGCGCGGTCACGATAGAAAGCGTCCGCCTTGGAGTAGAGCGCCGCCGCGCCCTGCTTGCCGTTTGCTGCGAGGCTGTCTGTCACATCGTCCTTGGCGGCGTCCAAAACCTGCCCGACACGCCGCTCTAGGTCTGACCCACGCAAACCATCCTTGATGAACTGATCGCGCATCACCGTCCGCATGTTGCGAATACCATTGACGCTAAAATCACCTTGCGAAAGTGCGTCTTTCAGACCTTCGAGATGAGCAAGACCCGGTGCGCCGCCTGGGGTCTGTGACAGCTCGTCAATGTTAGATTGCAAAGCGTCCAAAGCCTTTGTCGGAGTGACGCGCGCATCACCCGCAGCTTTCTCGGCTGCATCGTACAAGGCGTTCTTTGTCGCCCGGCTATTGGCGATGTACTTTTGTGCGCCGGCAAGAGCGGTCTGGCCTGCGGTTTCCGGATCTAGCGCTTGGCCGACCGTAGCAGCAATACGATCGCGAGCGCCTTGAGCCTGATCGACCACACGCGCACTGGCATTGATGATCGGTGAGGCCGAGATCGGCGCTTGTGCTGCTGCCGAAGTAAGCCGGCGCGTCATTGGCCCACCTACGTCAGCCGGCAGAACGTCAATGCCCTGCCGCCCGGCTGCTGCCGCTACCTGCTGGCCGTCCGTAACGGCGGGCGCAGGGCGGTTGCCAAGACGTTGTCCGAGCGCACCAAGCCCCAATCCTGTAGCAGCCCCAAGCGCACCTTCGGTCAAAGCCCCCGTAACAGCATCTTGAGGGCCGTCAGCGCTCAATGCGCCATGCGCGGCACCATATTCACCGCCAACTACCGCTGCACGGTTCCTGACCGCCACAGCGGCAGCAGCGCGGGCATCAGCCATTGAACCGCCAGCCCGCAGCACATCGCTACCAGCTTTCAGCCCTACGCCTTCCAAACCAGCCGGGAGAACAAGCCCGCCAAACAATTCCCCGCTAAGTTTCAGCCACGGGTGTTCGGTTTGGTCCTGTTCGCGAACACCCGTTCCGATATCCCGCTCACGGTTATAATCGGCTACAAGGCCGTGGCCATTCCCGGAAAGATTATCAGTGACGGCGCGAGCAGCAGCGCCAAGCTTCGGAGCGAGGCCCAATGTAGCAGTATCAAGGATGCCACGCGTCATCGCGCCGCCACCGCCACCAGTGTCAAGCGCCTTCACGTCAGGCAACGTGTAAGCGGTATCAGGATTTACCGCGCCGGTCTGGTCGCGCGCTTGCTTGATTGCAGCGGCGTTGCTGATATCAAAACCCTTGGATGCCGCGAACTGAGTAGCAAGGTCGTCGTGACCCGCCCTAAGCAGGCTCACAAGATGCGCTTCGTCCTCGGGCGCCAGTTTGCTAACCGGCTGCGCGCCTAGTTCGTCGGAGAATCCCGCTTGATACTGTGTGCCTGAGGTGTCGAGCGCAGCGGGGTGAGCGTCATTTGCCGGCGCTGCGTTCTGGGCAGTATACGCCTGCTGCAACTGTTCCGGGGTGGCCCCTTCCGGGCCTTCGATGTCCGCAACCTGTCCGTTGCCAATATCGACGGTATATACCATCGTTTTCGGTTCGGACTGCATCTGAGGAGCGGGACCAGCCATTACTTCGGCCTCACGCGCAGGATGCGGAAGCCACCAGCAACGGGTGGAGTGGCAGGCGCGGCGCTTGCCTGTCTCGTGGCACCGTCGCCTAGGTCAATACCAAAACGCTGCTTGGCAGAGCGAACGATACTTGGCTTGATGAAGGTCGGAACCTGATCGCTGCGGCCCATGCCCTGCGCGTACTGGTCGCGCAACGCGGTCAAGCGAGAACTGAGTAGATCTACGGCATTCTTGATGACAGCATGAAGCTGCTCAGGAGACTTAGACGAATCCAGATTTGCCTCAAAAGCCTCTAGCTCATGTAGATTGCCGCCGCCTGCGCCCGCGAAGACCTTACGCAATTCCGAGGCCGCCGCCTGCTTCGTCTGGTTGAAGGCAGGCAGAGCCGTATTGCCCGCTGCCGAACGCATCGTGTTGTAAATCGGATTAAGGAGACCTGGCATGGTAGAAAAATTGCCGAGATCGTGCGCCTGGTCGTCAAGGTGCATCAAGTGACCCATCGCCGTGTTCATGGCGGTGATCGACTTGGCGGATGCGCCCGAGGTGAAATCACTGCGCGTTTTGGTCCGTGACGTAGCGTTCGCGACGTCAAACGTCGGGTCGTATGCCGTCACCGCGTCGAGCAGAGCTTCACCATTGCGTGTGCCGGGGCGCGGCGGCGCAGACCGCCCATCAGCAATAGCCTGCACTGCTGCGCGCATCTGCTGTGGTACACTGCTGATGTCGCCCGGACGGATTTGCGCAGCCGCAGCGGAGCCGCCTACCGGACCGATATAACTTGGGTCGCCCTTAGCCCCGCCGGCCGGCAAACCCTCAATAAGCGATTGAACCGTTGTCTGGCCGTTCTTGAGCTTGCGTGCCACGAGAGCCGCAGCCGCGTTTAGTCCAGCTTCTTTGGTCGGAAACTTTTTGTAGGTTCCGTCACCGTTTCGCAGATTGGCAGGATTGTTGTTACGATCGGCAAGCGAGCCCGAGCCGCCCTCGCTGAGCGTCATCGCCTGAGCAATCTTGAGCGGCGAAATGGTCGAGATATCCGCAGAAGGATCTACACCCAAAAACCGCGCGGCGCCGCTAATCTTGCCATCCACTGCGTTATCAGGATTATCCCCGCCATTTCGCGCGCGAGGCGTCCACCCCCCGGTATAACGGCCTGCGCCACCACCGGACGCAGGCTGGCCGCTAGATGCTGGATCACCTCCCTTCCCACCATTGCTGATAAGCCGCGTACCAATGCGATGCCCGTCAGCGTCAAAAACAGGAACTTCAAGCGCGTTAGCTTCCGCGTCAGGATCGCGGTAATCGACGTGGAACTGACCATCGTCACCGTAACGACCAATCGCCCGGCCCACGACCTGCCCCTTGACAGCACCCTCGGCGCCGCCACCCAACGCTTTGTAATTCTCAGCAAACTTATCCTTGCCGAGCGCAATAGCGATATCTGCAAGTGACTGCGCCTTGAGCGTCTTGATCGTGTCGGGATCGCCAGCGCGTAGGCCGGTGAGATAGTTTTCTTCAGCCGTCGTGTCAGCCGCTGGATTCGCAGCCTTTTCAGCCTTGATGCGGTTCTCGATCGCCGTGGCGGCAATGTCGTACTTGCCCGAGCTGACAGCCGAGTGCACTCCGGACCAATAGCCTAGATCCGCCGTCTGCGCGGCTGCGTCCTTGGCATCGTGTGCGGCTTTGAGCGCTTGATACTGCTTCGGGAATTGCACCATCGCGTTGACGAGCTTGTCAGGCGTCGGGTTCGCACCGTAATCCGCCGTGAAAGCGTTGAACCGCTGCTGGTCAGCCTGTTCTTGGGCCTGCTGCTGCTTGTAGGCGTCGATCTGCATGGCGCCGATCTGATTCTGCTGCTGCGCGCCCGTAATCTGCGCGTTTTGCAAACTCACGTCACCCGGCGTTCGGCCAAAGCCGGTTCCCGCCAGAAGCCCTGCGATAAGTTGGCTCGGATCGGTCGCCATCAAAAGCTAAGCGCCGGCATTTGGATGTCAGACAGGTTGACCGAGGGGTTCACGATCCCCGGTGTCTTGCTGCTGCTCAACAGGCCCGACAGACCACCGCCAGCGCCGGTTAGCTGGCTGATGACGCCCTGTAGCGCTGCATAGGGCGCCGCTGCTGCCGTAGCGTTCGCGTTGCCTTGCTGGACAAGGTTGTTGCCGATATTACCGGCAGCGTTAGCGCCAAAGCCCGCAACCGAGTTGGTCGCGCCTGCTCCAAGATTCGCCAGCCCGCCATATGCCCCAAGTTGCTGCTGGATAAGCTGCGACAGCAAGCCAGAGCCAAACTGTGCGAGGCTGTTGTTTGTGTTGCCACCCCGCAGCCCGCCCGTAGCTGCCGCATTCTGCAATACGGTATCTTGACCTACGTTATAGAGCGAGGTGAAGCCGGGGGACGCCTTGAGCGCATCAATTGCCTGCTGCTGTGCGTCACCACCGTTGAGGCCAAGCAATCCCATCTCGCCCGACAGGCCGGAAAGACCAGCTTGGCGGAATGGCTCAAAATTAGCCTGCGTGGTGTCGAACTGGCGCTGCTGCTCGGCAATCGCGGCCTGTTGCGCCTGGGCTTGGGCCTTGGCCGCTTTAGACGCGCCTTTGCCCCCGGTAATACCACCGAGAACGGAGCCAACACCGCCAAGGATGCTAGCCATTACGATGCTTTCCGATATTCAAAGATTGCCTCGAACTCATCGCCGTCAATCTCACGCGCGCCAACCATTCGATTGAAAAGGCAAGCAGGCTTATTCCAGCGCGGAGTTGCGCCCCAAACGACCGAGGCGTTGTGCTCCCACATCCAAGCTAGCATCTCTCGCGCGGTTTCGATTGCGCGCCGACCTCGGCAGGTTGGGCCGAACATCGTGTGCACCTGATAGCTACCCGGAGCCGTCATTTCGAAAACGCCGATCGCATCTTCACCATTCGACAAGACTACTCCGCCCATCTCTCCAGCGCGCAGACCATCAATCGGCGAGAAATCAATCTCGGAACCATCAGGTTTTATGAAGGGGCGAACAGCGTCATCATTTGCGATGCGGTTCAGCAGTGAGATATCCTGTTCTCTACGCACCATGTCCCCGCTCACGCGATGAAGGTGCCCCGAGGCAGGCAATATTCCACTCGATGCCTTTGCTTATCAGGCTTGACGCCAGACGACAAGGCCCATTGGCTGTTTATAAAGATCCCCGACTTCAACACCATTGGCAGCAGCAGTGGCGTCGTCGGCATAAGGCCCCGGCACCGACAAAACCGGTTCAGGCTGCGGAATGAGAGTAACAAGTAGCTGACCATTCGGCCCAGTATCTCGCGTGATAAATGCTGTTTGATCGAGCACCAGCACACGTTCGTTGTCGAAAGCGCTGTTAGGAGAGAGCGTCAGTACGGTTGCGCTCTGAATAGCGCCGGTTGATGCCACCGCTCCGCTTGCATTGCTCGCTGCGTCGTTCGCCGTGACTTGAGCCGTTGCCGTATCTGCGAATAGGGCCGTGAAGAACCGAATGAGCTTGGGCGTAATGCCTTTTAGCTCCGCCAAGTCCGCGCTGGTGACACGCGTACTCACCGTGCCAACCCTTCAAATGCTCCCTCCAGAACAGCAAATCCGACAAGACCAGTGCTATCGCCTCGGAACCGCATTCCCATGTACCGGGAGAAACGGTAATGCGGGCGCCATGCAAGCCGCTTGTCGCGCTGGCCCTTCTTGCCAATGCGAGCAGCTTTTTCACGCGTCCACGTCTCCCCATCGGTGGTAAAAGCGACGAAAGCAGCAGGATCGCCATCAACTCCACGCCCCGGCAACCCTACCAGCTCAAGCTCATGCAGAATTCCGCCATTGGCGGCGTTGTAAGTAAATTCGGTTGCGAAGCTCCAGCCTTCCAGCTCGCCGAAATGACCTGCGATAGCTTCGCCCAGCACGCCGAAAGCGCCGCTGCTCACATCACCTACGTTCCAGGCCCCGTTAAGCAGGACTGCATTGCGCAGACGATACGGCTGATCTGCACCCCTGCCAGAACGCGCGACATACCAGACGGGCTGCTGTGCGGCGTCTGATGCCGTTTTGAGATAAACCAGCGTCCGATCACTTAGATGCACGTATAGCCGATGCTCGTCCCTCGATACGCGGCTTTCGAGACGGATATTTTGCGGGTTCAACTCCGCCGCCAACATATCATCAATGGCGCGAGTGGAGATTTTGGACGCGGTGCCTGCGCCCATCAACCATACTGCGTTCGCTTGATTGCGGCCGGCTCCCACGAAAGCATAGGTCTGCACGTAGAGGCATTTAGCGCGCGGGCCGACACAGCCTACGGGAATTGAAGCGCCTTCGTTTAGTGCGAGCGGAAAGCCCGTACCGCCGACGTAGTTGAAGAAGTCGATCGTGGCGGCATTGAACGCGACCAGCTCGTTGCGCAGCACGCCTAGCCCGGTAATCGGGTCTGGGTCTGTGTCCGATGCCTGATATTTCCCCGGATCGACCTGCGTCGGATCGGCAAGCTGGAGCGCGACAACGTAGGTGCCATCTGTGGAAAAATACTGCCCCTTGAACCACACAATGTCATTGCATGCACCGAGGTCGGTATCCGTAACCTGCACCAGCGCCTTGCCGTCCCAGAAGTACAGGCTCGTTCCGCTTTGGATAGCAAGCTGGTTGATGCCATATTGCAGGCCCACAGGATCGCCGTCGCCTACATCGCCAAGCGAAGTTGCAACCGTGCCCGAAATCGACACCAGCTTTGAACCCATGACGCGGTAGATCACGCCGTTCCAGACAATCGCACCGCGATCATTGCCCGGACCGCTACCTGTCTGGCGTGCGCCTGCTGCCGAGCGCAAATAACCGGAGGATAGTCCGGTTTTTAACGTAACAGGTTCGAGATTCACCGGGTAGGAGATTGCAAAATCAGCAGTCTCCGTTGCGGCAATCCCTGAGAGGAGAGCAATCGCTGTCACTGGCCCCGCAGCTCGTCCAAATACGCGCTATGCGGCACCAGCGCGCGCGTTCCCTTGGTCGGCTCGATCTTGAAGATATAGCTTTCCTTCCACTCGCGACCGCCGCCCCACCAAGTTACGCCGAACCACGTGTTGGGATGCGTTTTGATTTCGGTGACTGCTTGGTCAAGTAAAGGCTGGCAAGTATCGCGCACACCATTATGGCTACCAGCCGCCGCCTCACCTAACAGCAACTTCCAGCCACGCGGCTCCGCTGCTTGGCGCACGCTATCAAGGAAGAAGTAGGGGTCACAATTCGGGCTAGTGCCAGTGGAATTGTGGTCCCAATACATGTGCGGTGAGAACAGCACATTGCTGTCGCCTAGCCCGCCTTGGCGATCTACAGCGCACACCGCGCTCTCACACGCTTTGTAGGATGGTTCATTCTTGCTGAACCGGAAGGCGGCACTTGAACCCGGCCATTCTACGGCAATCGTGTTCTGGAAGCCCGCAGCGCGTAAGCCAGCAATGATAGCCTTAGTATCCGCCGCCCACTGCGCCCAATCGTTTGTAACGGTCGTGTCATCGAAACCGCGCGGTTCGTTCATCAGGTCGAAGATAACCTTTGTATTGGTCTTGTATTTCGCGCCGAACGAAGTCCAAAATGCCACCTGATCGGCCACGCTAGGCCACTTATAATCGTGGCGGTCAAACATCACCGTCGCGCCCTTGGCGAGCAGCATGTCACCGGAGGCGCGCACCGCATCCTGATTGCTGCCGTCATGGAATGCTAGACGATACAACTCGAAACCCTGCGCCGAGGCGGTGTACCAATTTACGTCATCTTGATTGGGGCAAAGTCCATCGGACACTGCACAGCCCGCTAAGTTGATACCGAACGGATTAGTGACATGTGCGGTGATACCGCTGATTATGACGGGTGGCGGTGTGACCGGCGCAGTTACGGGAGGAACGGGCGGGGGCGCATATACCGGCGGCGTGCCGTCGACCACCTGATAGGTGAAGCCGTAGTTGGGATCGTAGCCCACGTTCGGCTTGCCCGTCACCAGCAGCTTCGTCGCGCCGCCCGACATGGTGAACGTGTTGCGGCCCATGCGGTTCGGGCAGGTGCCGTTGACGCAGGTGATGATCCCGCCAACTGGCGTGTTCTGCACCGCCTTGCCGGAGGTGAGAACGTCGCCGGTGTGGACCGTCAGCGGGCCGTCTACGATCGGGACTGTATCAGCGAGCGCCGGCGTGGCGAGCAGGGCTAGGGCTGCGGCTAGGCTGTAACGGATCATGAGATAGATGCTCCACTGCCAGTGTTGACGGTCCATGCGTTCGGCGTAGGCGCGGTATCGTTAAACGTGGTCGTGCCGGTCGCCAGCGTCGTGAAGTCGGGATTAAAGCGGATTGCGGCAGTATCGCGGTGGATGGCCGAGAAGAAGTTGCCGACTGCAACGGTATCGGTGCTGCCGGTATGGCCGACGAGCGGGATGCCCTGTTGCGGCAGGCTTGTCGTCGTGATGCCCGTTACAGTCGTTCCCAACTGGTTCCAAGTCACGCCGTCCGTTGAATAGAAGTAAGAAACGGAACCAGCAGGGGCTACGAACGCCGCCGATTGCCCCGCTACGGTCAGTGCTGTAGTTACTGCCGCAGTGCCGACGTTGAGTAACCCGCGCAGGTAAACGCCCGCAGAAGTGGGGGTATAAGCGGAGGTTAGCGCCGCATTGCCAGCAGCGTTGATAACGGTTGAACCTGCGAAATACAGGAATGTTGGCGCGCCCGATGGATTAAGCGCGAATAGCCAAGACGAGTTGGCATTCGATGGACTTGACTTCCACCGGCCTGCAAGCGGCATGTTTTTGCCTGCGTCCGCAGCGTATGAATTGAGCGCCATGCGGACTTGCATATCAACATAATTGTCAGCACCGCGATTCGCTGCCGTGCCAGTGCCGACATAGGCGTTGGAATTGCTGGCCGTCGTGACCAATGCGTGTGCCGGCGTGCCTGTGGAAGGCGTCGCAGAGACCTCGGAACTCAGAATGCTTGACCCAGCCGAGTTGACGGCAGCGGCCTTGAAGAAGACCGGGTTTCCTGCGGTCAGACCGGAGACGCTGTACGGCAACGACACGTTGCTTGCGACCTTTACCTCGTTGCCAGACGTGCTTGACTGCCAGATATCGTAGCCGGTGATGACCGACCCGCCGTTGGCTGGCGTGTTACCGTTCAAAGAGACCTGCGCCGTGGTAGCGGACAAGCCGGCTGCGGTAATGCTGGGGGCATCAGGCACAACAACAGCAGCCGCGTTCTTCCAGGTGACGGAACGGACTTCCTGCGCAATCAGCGTCAGCGGAGTGACCTTGTTGCCGGCTTGCTGATCCTTGATCGTTACCGTCGCGGGCGAAGTACCAGAGTTGTAAAGCACCGAGGCGACTGAGCCGTCCGGGTTCTTGAACGAGATGGTCTGAACGTCATTGCCGGTACGGCCTAGCGTGCCGAAGGTGGTAGAAGCCACCCGCACCGCGCCCGGCTTAACATACGATGCGAGGTGCGCGAGCGCGAAGTATTGCGGGGTGAACGTCACCGTGCCATCGGTCGCGATCGAAGCCACCGGCTGGAGGTTGTCGGCCGTGCCGGGCTGCCCGGTCGGATCAAGCGCGAGGTTCCAGAAGCAAATGGCCTGCGCGCCATAAGCCGGCGACGCGATAACCACATCGCCCATATGCTGCGCCCAAAGCGCTGTCGTGTTGTTATTGAGCGTGCAGAACTCAGTCATGAAGACATACTTCCCAGGGTATGCCGCCATCTCAAGTGTCTGCGAAGGGCTACCGTAATAGGCGTGATAAGCCGCGCCAACGAACGAAGCACTTCCGCCGTTTTGGAAGGGGTAAAGAGCCTGCTTATTGGCAGTCATGCTGCCCCACGAGTCATCCCCGGACAGGATTTTGGTCGGGATATTCGCAGCCGAGAATGCGCTAGCGATTGCGACGCCCACAGCCATAATATCGGTGCCGTTGAAGCGACAGCCGGGGTACGTGCCGGGGTTCGTGTTCGGTTCGTTGTTTACCGTCGTGTATTCGCCGTACTTCCCAATTTTGGCGTACAAATCCTGCTGATACTTGACGAAATACTGAGCGTATGCTGTGTTATTTGCCGGCGTGTTGAGATAGTAAACGGTGCTATCGCCACCGGCTAGAGCCCCATTGGTCTTATAAAACTTGGGTGGGGTCCAAGGCGTCGAAATCAACTGCACGTTCGGGTTGATCGCAAGAATTTGCTGCAACACCGGGATGATATACGTTTGATCCTGCGCCGTCGAAAACGAGGCCAGGCCGTCGTCAGTCGTGGAATTATCGTAGATCGAGAAATTGCCCGTCAGCGCACCGCCAGTGTCGCCACCGTTCGGGTTACGCGTGGTGTAATCGCTGTCGCCCATCTGGAGACGGACGAAGTTTAGGCCAAGCCCCTGCGTCGGACTGAAGATTTGCGTAAGAAACGCAGTGCGCTGTGCAAGCGTCATGTTCGTCATCAAAACATACGCAGCGGAGTCGGTGAGCGCTGCGCCCGCTGCCATCCACGTCTGGTAGGTCTTGCTGGTATCGATCAGCATTTCCTTCGTCGCAGTCGTGCCGGTGCCCGCCGCGAACGTCGGCAAGGTCGAGGTCGCAAGCCGCGTCGTGAGGTCGGACGTGGTGCGCAGCGAGAACGGCGTTGAGCTAGGTGTCGGTCCCGGCGTGGGGGTGGGGGTGTTACCCCCTCCGCTAAAAACCGCCTGTTTGACCGCCTTGAAATTGAGCGTGACTGGCTGCGTGGTGAGCAGGCCGTCGCCTGAGGTTGCAGTCACGGTGATGCTGTAGATCGTGCCATCTACGCCCGCCGTCGTACCTACTGCGATCGAACGAGAACTTGCGGACAAAGCAAGCTGTGCAGGCACAGTGCCAACCGTGGAAAGCATCGTGAAGCCACGGTTTTGCCCCGCGAACGGGTCTGTAACGGTGCTTACAAAGCTCCCAGGCGCCGCTGTCGTGCTGAACGTGTTGGCAAAAGCACGAAACGTCTGATTATTCGCCGCAACGTAGTTGGTTGCTAGCTCGACGCGATCATCCGCATTGCCGGTTGCCCGTAACACGTCCTCATCCGCACCAACATACAGGGTGCCAACGTTCTGGCCTTTCCACTGGCGAAGTAAACGAACAGGCATTAGCAATCCCTCACTAGAGATGTGGTGCCGCACGTGCAGCTATTGGGTTGATCGTAGCCAGTGCTGCGGTTGCAGGTCTGGCAAACAGGAAAGAATGGCCCCCACCAGCGGGCGCGACGATTGCCAGCACCTCTGATGGTATTCCGACCAAACTGCATTTCGGGAATCTGTGCGTAATTAGCTCGTAGCAGCATCCACGACTGCGAGATCGCCGCCTTCGTTTCGGGGCTGATCGTCTTGCCCATCGCTGGAGCAATACGCACCGCAAGCATGCCAGCTACGCACTGCACGGCACCAAACGGGATGCCGCTGCCATCCTCGATATTGCCGTCCGTGCCGTTGTCGGGGAACAGATAACCGATATCAATGCTGTAGCCCGCCTTCCACTCGGCAAGCATGGCATTTAGGCGCCGCAAAGCGCTCGCATATTCCTCCGGCGACAGATCATACTCATACGCCGCCTGTCCGCATTCCTCATAGGCTTGCTGGATCAGATCACGCTTAAGCGGGCCAGAAGGAACAGTAACGAGGGTCACAAATTACGCGCCCGGCGTCCAGTTGCACGGATCTTCGGGCCAGTTGAGGGGGCCAAAAATCATGTCGTAAATCGAGCGCGGAATGGTGATAGGCACCTGTCCAGCGAGGATGATGACAACGACGGGCGGGTCAAGCGTGTTGATGCAGTAAATCGCGACGATGGGCGGCATTATTTCCTCCTAAGCAGACTTGAACCAACCATTATTGGCTGCACTAAACTGAATCGTGGTAGCGTTGTTACCTGCCAACGTGATATTGCTACCAAGCAAGCCCGTCAGCGTCGACGTGAACAGCCCCAACGCACCTTCCATGATAACCGTGTGGCGTTGCCCATCATAAGCGTTAGCAGTCAGTGGGTTGAACGTGAGATTCCCGAGAAGCGATCCGGTCGCACGGATCGTAGACGGTGTCACAAGAGGCGTGATGGTTACGGTGCCACTGGTCGCCGCAGTTGTACCCGTTTTCGCCTCGCGCTGAGGAACCCACCGATAATTCGTGCCATCAAATCGACAGCGCATGATCTCATCTACCGAGCTGTAAAGATCGGATACACGAGCATACTGACCGGCATACGTTGCAGACGCCGGGAAATTTGCCAGCAACGTTGCGACAGGCATAGGGGTATTCGGAGGAGCAACGTAGGATGTCGCCGCGTTAGCAGCGATCAGCGCAAGAACGTCAGATGCGCTAAGCCCGGGTGTGGAAACATCTGCCACCGCTAGAATTCCGTTGCAGTGTAAGGCTGCGAAGCGGCAGAACCCACAACACTAATCGCGCGGTTGGTTCGGACGTTGACCGATGCACCCGCTGCAAGCGTATAAGTGCCCGGAGATCCAATCGCAGCAGTGCCGCCGATCTCGTTAATACCAATACTGCCTGCGCTGATATTCTGAATGTTCAACCCCCGCCGAGCCGTATTCGCAGCCGCAAGCTGAGTTGCAGTGCCTGCCGTAGCGCTAGTCGTGCCGCTGCGATCGGTGCCAGCAGGCAGCGGGGCAGTCTGCGTGTAGGAAGGGTCAGCCTGCGTACCAGCCGGGTTCGCCGTACCGCTGGCGCTGACGGCCATTGTCGCGACCAACGGGACGGGCACAATCTTGTTAGGATCACGCGCATCATTCGGATCAGGTACAGAGGTGGTAACGCCGGCCTGGTACTGCAAACCGGGGCTGTAAACTGTCGGCACAGGCTATCTCCGAAAGATGGCCAGGGAGGGCGCGATACCCTCCCCGCCGATCACAGGTCGTCCAGCGAGGTAAGGGCGGTGATGTCGTTGGTATGCGACGGGCCACCACCCGGAAGTTCATCAGACTTGAGCTTGAGCCGCTTCATCATCGCCTTGACGTAGGGCGTGCGGTTCTTGCCGTTGCGCTCCAGCCCGAGAAGACCGTAAACCTTTTCGTCAGGAATAGCCGACTCGTCCTTGCCGGGCTTGGCAGCGATCAGCTTCTCGAACGCCTCCACGCCATGATCCAGGTTGTGCGCGTACTGCTGGATCTCGTCGTGGCCGTGATAGGGATTCGACGGAGGATCGCCGGGGAGACTGCCGTCAGTCAGCGCGTGGTGCGCATTCTTGGCGGTTTCCTTCACGTCCTCCTTAGCGCCTTCCTGCATGGCCTTGGCGCGGTCGGCATCGCTCAGCGCGAGGTCTTCCGGGCCGTTCTTGGCGATGTTCTGTTCGGTATCTGCGGTTGCTTTTGCCATCGTACCGTCTCCGTTAAATCTGGTTAAACAGGACGGCGCCGGCAAAATCGCCGTTCGTCAGCGTCGTGCCGAAATCGATATCCCAGCGGATCTTGGCCGAGAGATCGTTGATCGCGCCCTGCTTGGTGCAGATGATCCGCAGACCAAGCTTCGGCGTGGTTGCCTGCATGACCGACCAGCCGTCCTCAGGCTCGACCTCGAACGTGCCCGGCAGCAGACCGACAGCGCCCTTGACCCAGAACGGATTGAGTTCGGCAGTCGCAGTGTTCAGCCACGTCAACGCCGCACCATTGGCAGGGGTAGCCGAGACGTTCTGATACTCGCGTCCGCCGATCGTGTTGCCGCCGTTCGAGATCATTGCAGGCGAATAGGTGATGGCGTTGGTCGTGGTGTTGACCGAGATCACCCGGAACGTCTTGAGCTGGCCCGTGTCCTGCTTCGAGATCATGTGGACCGAGTTGACGCCAGCAACGGTGAACGCATCGCCCGGCTTGATGCTGCCGATCGCCGCAGACGTAACCACCAGCGTCCCGTAGCGGTTGTCGCGGTTGTTCTCGGTGCCGTCCACCTGCACGGTCGTTGCGGCAGGCTCCCAATACTGGTTGGCGCCGTTAACCGTCGTCGCGCCGCCGGCAGCCGCAGCAAGGCGGATAGGCTGGTCATCCACGAACGCCGAATAGCCCGCAAGGTTCGGGCTGATCTGCGCACGCTCATAGGCGCTCAGCGACAGCGCGCCCATCGTTTGACGATCCGAGACGTTCGCCATCACGCCGATTGCCGAGCGAACGCCCACTGCGAGCATGCGCTCTTCCTGCGGCACACCGATTTCGGTCATCTGCGCATTCGACAGCGCGAAGTCAGCGAATCCGGTAGGAGCCACGGTACGCTTGGTGAACACAGCACCTTCAAGCGCCACACGGCGGCGGATCGCGCTGTTCACATCAGAGGCAAGCTTTACCTTTACCTCCTTGGCGTACATGTCGATCGCCATCTTGTTGCGCATATCCTTCGCGGAGAAGGATTTCGGGCTGGACTTGTGGAAGCCCACCGAAGCCGGCACCCACATCTGCGTGAGGCCGTTGAAGTTGCTGGTCTGGTCGAAACCGTCATAGCTGCTGCCGATCATTGGCTGGGGCAGATAGATCCGGTCGCGGGTGTAAACCTGCTCCTGCGCAGTACCGAGGTCGATAACCTCTGCGGCATGCGCATAGACCAGCGCGTCTTCGAATTCAGCAATCGTCTTATCGAAAGCTGCTTCAATCAGATACGGAAACGATGATGGCACTATTACCTCCAGTGGAAAATTGTGAGAGCTAAAGCTCGATCACACCTTCCACTCCCGATCGCAGTGCGGAGGTCCACTGATGGTGCAGCCCCGACATTACGCGAGGCTGCACCGCATAGTCAAGTGTCTTGTGTGTCCGTGCGTGGCGGGCGTCCTGGGCCACGCTTGACCGGCTCCGCATCGGCCAGTTTGATGCTCTCGGCAAGCTGGCGCTCCAGTTCGGCAATACGCTCGTCCTTGGCCGTGGCGGCTTTCGCAAGCCCGTCCATAAGGCCGTAAGCGGCACGCGGTGTTACGTCCCAGCCTTCCGCCGCCAGCGTTTCGGCAGAGTCCGCGTCATCTACGATCACTGTATCGCACAGCAGGCCATCAAAGCTGTTAATGACCATGCGTTCTTCGCTGCCGGTATGCAGTTCATCAGCCCACGGCTGGTACTGCTTCACGTCAGTCTTACGGTAAAGCATGCGGGGGTATTCTGCACGCTGATCAGGATGATCGTTGATCTGGCCTTCGTTGCGCAACTGCACCTCTTCGGGAGTGCGCAGTTCCATGCGACGCGAGGCAAGTCCCTGGCGATAATCGCTCATGCCGCCTTGTCCTTCTTCTGCTGAGACATCTTGAAGGCGATCAGCTTGGTACGATCACCGCTGGAGCGCGCTTCCTCCTCCAATTTCTCCAGCGTCTTCTTCGAATTGCCCGATACCGGTGCACTGCCGCGCACGATCGTCGCGCTCTCCGGCATGGGGGCTTTGCGCTTGTTCACCATTTTTATCTTCCCTTCCATCTCACGCATTTTGATGATCGCCATAATGGGGTCTTTCTCATTGGCGATAGCAGCCAGCTTGTGCGGGGCCGCTGCCAATGCAACGGCAACCTTTGCCGGATCATCGGTGTACTTGATAAGCGCGGACTGAAGAATCTGCGGCAGGGTATCGATCATCAGCTTTTCAGCCGCGTCCTTCTTCTCCTGCGCGATCGGCAACGCCGCCTTCTTGGCGATGTAGTTATTCAGATCCTTCTGGTATTCCGCCTGCTGCGCCTCGGCTGCGCGCTTCTGTTCGTTCTCCGCACCATCGGCAGCCCGCTTGCGCTCATGCCATGCAGACAGGTCGGCCTCGAACTTGTCAGCATCCCAATCGCAGGACTCAAGCGTAGGTTTCTCACCCACCTCCACAGGCTTGGGCTTGTTACCCTGCTCCAGCGCCTCAATACGCTTTTGAAGCTCGAATTTCTCACGCTGCTCTGTCTGCAACCGCTCGCGGAGCTTCTTCGGGAGACTGCGCTGTTCCTCGGGCAGCGCGTCAATCGCTACCTCATCGTCGTCAGCTTCCTCGCCTTCGACTTCTAGCGTGTATTCATCAGCATCGTCCTGCTGGTCAAACTGATGTTCCTCGCCTTCGTGGCCGGCTTCCATGCCCTCGGTGAGTTCAAGCAGCTCGTTCTGGTCGTCTTCGTTTTCGATATACACGAGTGATCCCCTTATCAGGCGGTGACGTGCTTGACCGCCCACATGACGGCTTCCTCGGTCTTGGTCTTGGCGATCGACAATTCGCGGCTTCCACCGACTTCATCGATCAGCTTGAGCAACGCGGCACCTGCATCCTTAATGGCGACCATCTGCGCCTTCTCGGCATCACTCAGAACACGATAGGTGTGGCGGACGGCGTTGTTCGCAGTGCGATCGTCCGATGCGCTATCGACTTGCATGCTCATTCTCCTCTGGGCTGTGCTTCGGCGTGATCTTGCTGGCGCTCTGCGAGGTCTTGCTGACGGCGCTCCATCTCAAGGTCGTGGCCAGTCTTGATGCGCCGATGCTCCATATCCTGTGACAAGTGTTCTGCCTGGGCATTCTTGAGACGTGCGCCAGCGAGTTTGTCAGCAGCATCAATCGGATTGGTTGGCTCAGAGCTAAGGCCGGTCGGCACTTCTGGGGCCTTTGCCAGCGTTTCCGCCTGCACCGTCTTGAGTTGCGCACTGGCCTGCTTGTCCGCCGCGGATGCCTGATTGAGCGCAGCCTTGCTTGCTGCCTCCTGCGTAGCTGCTTGTAGAGCAATAGCCTGCGGATCAGGCTGGCCTTGCTTCGCTTCCTCGGCCTGCTTGATCTGCGCTTCTTCTTCCTTGGTCGGCTTAGTCGCACCAAGCGCAATGCTACGCTGCCGGTAAAAGTCGATGAGGTCGTCTATTCCGTACCCGCTGATATTTTCCGCTGCGGTGTAGAAAGCCGCGAGTGCATCCTGAGGCGATTGGGCCGTCATGAACGCGTTTCCGAGTTCCATCGCCTGCCTGGAGGCTTTCTGCATCTTCGTGCTCGTGGCTTCTTCAACCGACGCTTCAACCGTGAAGTTGCCGCGCGTCAGGTCGTTACGGATATGGTACGCACCAGACACAGGATCGACCACAGGCTCTTGCAACTCAGCCGTGCCTTGTTGTCCGTCCATCGTGCGCGTTGGAACCTTGCGGCCCTTCTCAAAGTAGATCTCGCGGGCCATGCCACGGTAAATCTCTCCGCAGCGCTGCATCGTCATCTTGAAGTTATCTAGGAATATGCGCGACACAGCGTCAACGCGGTCTGCCGCCATTTCCATTGCATCGCCCGATACGTTGGAGCGGATCTGAGACGCGCCATCATCATCGTCGGACAGGATCTGCAATGCGAACTGCAACCGGGCAGCGGCGACAGGCGGCACCTGAGGCGGCTGCACCATACCGATAGGGCCAGTCGCGACGATCTTGCCTTCGTCGTCCAACAATGGGTTCAGCAAGCGATATGGCGCGCGTGTGATGTTGGCCTCGGCCCACGCCTTCTCATGCCCAGCTATCTGCCCTGGCGTGACCATCGGCACTTCAAACGGCGCAAGGCTGTCGATCTCGGTAAGCGTTGCAGCGACAGCGTTGAGCGTGCGTTGCGCATCGATCTTCTTGCGCACATAACCACGCACGCGAGGCACGCCGTCAATCCACGAAAACCGCGCGTAGAACGGCACGATCGGGATCTGGTCGCCAGCGATGTAGCCGTAATCCCGCAGAACACACGAACCACATAGCAGGTACTTATGAACCCGCCTGCGCTTCCACTTCTTCGTGCGGACGGTCCAGCCCTGCGCCTTCAAGTCAGCGGACTGGCCGTCCTCCATCTCGCTCTTGAAGAACCGCTGCTCTTCCTGCGTGTCCTTCTGCGTGAAAATCAGAACATCATCAGGAACCTGCTCGACTTCGTAATATTCCGCAACGCGAACAATGTCAGGCGTGAACCACTCGTACTGCCAGCTCAGGCGCACCGTGTCGAAGTCGGGAATATCCTCGCCGAACTGGTCGACCGCATCGGCCCGCTGAAGCGCAGAGACGATCACCGCCCACTTGGCATCCGAAGCATCGTACATGACGCTGGCGCCGTCGAAGAACACGCACTGGTCTGCATCAGGAATGATGATACCAGGATTGATGCGCTGGTGATCGTTATCGGGATCATAGGGATCGGCATAGTCGGTGGACATACGCCAAGCGCCCATGCCACCCTTCCAACCGTCCGAAAACGCATTGTCGAATGCTTGACTCGACTTGAACGTGTGCACGTCCGCGCGAAACATGTCGTTCAGCGTGTTGGCGGTGTCCTGATGCTCGCCATCGGTAGGGATAAAGCCGACCGTGATACGGTTCTCGCGATAGTCGCCCTCGATCTTCTCACCGTTCTTGGTGATCTTGTCGAGTTCGGGACGTGGGCTATTCTCCCACTGCTCGCCCCACGGACCTTCCCATTGCGCTCCCTCTACGTCAACGAAACGGCGGTCACGCAGACGGAGTTCGCGGTCCTCAAGCTGCGGCATCGCAACGCTATCGAATCGCTGCATCGCCAAGTCATGCAACTTGCGCATTGCCTCAGTGTCGGGAGCCTTGGTCCCGTCGTCGCTCTCGGGTGTGGGATCGCTGTCAGCCATGCGTGTATCTATATACCACAAGTCAGGAGGATTGCTAATAGATAGTTATCTGGCGAAACGACTCACCATCTTGGGGACGGGAGCAGGTACTGGCGTAGCGGCGATAGGTGGTTTACGAACTGCCGCCGTCTCAAAAGCTTTGTAGCCGTGGCTGAACTGATCGTGCAACGGCTTGTCCTTCCAAACGCCTAGCTTGTCGTCCCACTCCTTCCGGTAGCTGTCCAAGCAATCCACCAGCCGAGCACACCGACTTTCGTCAATCCAGACAGACGGCAGATAGGCACGCGAAGCATCAATGCCGTCCTGCTCGCTGGCGATCCTGGGCACTACACGAACCGGTTTAATCCCCACTTCCTCGGCATGCTGTTTCGCACTCTTCGCATCCTTGCCAAGCCTACGGTGGTCAGCATCATGAGGCAGGAAATGCTCGCTGTAATTGTATCCCTTGTCCTTCAAAACCTTAGCGTAATGGTTGAAGCCCTCTCCGCTGTTCTCGTAATAATCGATCAGACGGCGTTCCATGCGTACATCTTGCCAGAAGCAAATTGTCATCGCATCGCCAACACCGAGATCCCATGACGTATAAACAGGAATGTCTAACACAGGGATTCGGCAAATCCTGCCCTCAGCACGCAACTTGAGCATTTGCGGGCCAAAATATGCTCCTTCTACGCTGGCCTCGAATGCCTCGTCAGGCGTCGATGGAAACTCCTGCTTCATCTTATCGCCCTGTTGCTCGGCCTTCTTTATATACCATGCGCGTTGCCGTTTAGTGAGCATGATACCCATCGCTTCTAGCTTAGCGAAATACTCCGCCATCTCAACTGTCTCGATCACATCGGCATCAAGCGTGTAGCCTTCGTCTCGCCACCATGGATAGAAGTGGAACTTGAAGTCCAAGTCTGTTAGCGCCCGCCCCTCGTCTTGTAGATGGCGAGCGGTTTTCACCATATCATGATATTCGCCCGCTCGACCCTCTGCGGTCGATTCCACGGTAATGACCTGACCAGCTGCAACAGTGTTGAACGCTCCCGTTACAACCTCTGTAGCGCGCTCAGGGTATTTTGCGCATAGCTTGCCGAACTCTGAAACATGTAGCCGCTGCAAGGTGCCAGACCGCAAAGATGTGCCCACGCGAATGCTGGATCCGTTATTAAAACGCAGGCTCTCTGCGCTGTCATTGTCGGCGGCTCTGATCTTACGGAATGTCACCGGCAGGTGGTCATAAGCGTATTTAATTTTGTCCCGGAAGAACGCTTTTGCATCAACAAGGTTGTGCGCAATCACACCGGCAGACAGGTCGGATATGAACAGGCAGTCGTCCAGCATGTCCAACTGAATAACCGTCGTAAACCCACGCTGCCTAGCTTTTAGGATGATGTCTAGTTTCCAGCGGTTCAGGATAAACTCTTCCTGATCCTCATTCATGCGGAAGGGGACGCGCTTACCCTGCTTGTCCTTGATATCGTAAAATCCGCCGCGCAGACGTGAAAGCTTGTCAGGGAACCGCTCCATCATGCGGATCATGAATTCGCGTTCTGTTGGGCTTAACGCTCCCCCAACCACTCGCTCATATCCTTTGGTAGCTCATGCTCTACTACGGTCTTGTCCCGCCAATGTTCAGGGCGCCGGTTTTTCAGCCAATTTAAAGCTGCACCAGAGTCCGGAGGGACATGCTCTCGGTAAGGCGCGTATACCGGCTCACCGGCGCCAGCGGGCATGAAGATCTTGACTGCATCGTACGTGTAGCCCACCGCACGATTGTAGAAGGATCGCTCCACCCTATCGTCAAGCGCTTCCTTCCCCGCGATGAGTGCCTGACAAAATTCCGGATGCTCGTGCTTCCACCGATATATCGTCCGCACATCGACTTCAAAGAAGTCCGCCAGTTCAATATCAGTGGCGCCGAGCTTACACAGCTTTTGCGCCTGCTCTACATACTCATCGCGGTAATCTGTTGGACGTCCTTTAGGCATGATATAAAATTACGCCTTGTGTGGTGTTTCGTCAACTGCGCTTGCTAGGCTCTCAGCGCTTTGGGCCGCAACAGAAAGAACATCCGCTACATACCTTGCCTCGGCAACGGTAAGATACACGCCGTCAGATACCCCATCCATAAACAGCGCGACCTCGTTAGGCGTCACTCTGACATCGACCTTATTCTTCATGCTTACTCTCCTGGTGGTGGGGGTAGAGGCATCCAGTGACTAAAATCTTTATCACATCCAAGGTTGTCGTAGAAATCGCCATCATCCCATGAGCGTCCATTCCAAAACGCCATTTCGTGACCTCCTGCTGCATACCAAAGCAGCACATGGACTCCATCCTTCGGCGCTGTGCTTATATCCTGCCATGTCATGGGACAAACTTTCCATCGCTGGTATAAGGGCTGTACGGTTGAATAGTCGCAGCTTGAGCCTTCGCATCTTCCTCAGCCTGCAGTGTGTACATGAGGGATACGAAGTCACGGACAGCTAACTGGCCACATTTTGCAGCTGACGTCTCATGAGGATGACTCCCTGCGGCATAGAGAGTGACGTAGCTATTAAACCCTGCCGCATATACCCTTGCTAGGGCTTGTTGGTCTATGTTCATGCCTCACTCTCCCTTAGAGCTTCGTTGAGCATTAAGCGGAGAACAGCTTCTGGTGCGCGAGGAAAGCTTCCCTCAAATCCAGCCTCCACCATCCCCGGCGTTACGTTATCCCGTATTGCTAGAATGGCGGTGCGGGCATCATCTAACCACTGGCTGCGGTCTTCCAACTCCGCCCATTCCGGTATTGAATCAGCGCATTCGTCACGCCAGCGATCATATTGAGCATGTGCAACAATCTCTACCATGTTCATGCCTTAATCCCATCTTTACAAGGCGCGCGAATTGGCATCAGTGATGCACGGCGGCAATATGCGGGTGTGTTCCCGCCGTAATTGGCTTTATCCTGTATATCGGTTTTACCGCACTCGTGGCAATGGCGCTGCTGTACGACATACCAGCCGACCACCGCACCGTAATGAATGGTCTAGCCGCGATCAGTGACCAGCCAGTCTGACCATTTGTGGCGATGGAAGATGCTCATGCTCGGTCCCCAAGCACAGCCGCCCGAAATGCTTCCAAGCTTTCAAACTTAGGCTTCGGAACGTCTTCGAAATGTCTCGGCCGCTGCTCCAAGCCCATCGCGAGTATAAGCGTGGACAGTTTGCATCCAGCGCGAATGACCGTAGCAGGAGGCACACGAACATCACACGGCAGGACGAACTCTTCCGGATCAATCATCCCACTCACATCCCACTCCCAATCTTCGCGACGATGCGGCTAAGCGAAACGGCGCGCATCAGAACGGCACGTCGTCGTCGAGGTCGTGGCGATGACCACTTGACGAGCGCTGTTGATCACCACCCGAATTGCGCTGATTCCCGCCACTTTGCGTGCTGTTCGAACGGTTTTGGTCACCGCCCTGAAGCGTCACATGGTCAGCGCGAATCTGGAGATAGGTCTTGCCCTCATGCTCCCGTGTCGAAACCTCGCCGGATACCGAAACCTTCGAACCCTTGGTGACAAACTCGGCCAGTTTCTCGGCGCCTTTGCCCCAGCGAGTCACATCCCACCAAGTCGTCGCTTTCTTGTCGCCCCAGCCGGTCGTGACCGCGACCGAGAACCGGCACAGCGTGTCCCCGCCCTGGGTAGTCTTGACCTCGGCTGCCTTGCCGACGTTGCCGGCGATCGTTGCGATTTGCATTTCGTGTTCCCCTGTTCAGATTTTGGCTGGATTGAGGCCAGAGGCTCGCCCAAGGCGAACAACGGGGGTCCCCCCTAAAGGGGGGAAACCCCCTAATGTTCGCTGATCTTGTTCGGATGCCTCTGCGCGGCAATGTTCGGAAATGTTCGGCATTGCTCGCTTAGCTCCTGATGGCCCAGATGAAGTCGTTCCAGCATCCGGCCAGACCCTTGTTTTGAAGATCGGTTATGACGCGGCGGAAGGTGGCCGCAGCGACCTCAGGCGACTTGTCGCTGGCCGCGATCGCCGTCCAACGCTCCTGGAAAACCTTACGTGAGGTGACGAGGCCGCGATCGAAGTTGCCGCGCCGCTCGATCGGGAAGTCGTTCGGCAAGCCGATGCGGTGCGCCTCCAGTGTCGCGTGAAGCTCGTTAAGCGCCTGCCGCTGGGTAGCACTCAACGATGGCCCGCGCTTAGCCTCCACGACTTCCTGACCGGTCTCAACGGGGACGACGATGCAGGACGTTACCGGGTCGCCATCCTCATCTTCGCCAAGCTCGATCACCTTGAGCTTGAACTGTACCTTCCAGCCGTCCTCGGCATCCTTCTGCTTTTTGCAAAGCAGGGTGCGGACCCCAGTTTCTGCATCAGACGATACGACGAGCGACGTTTCGATCGCGCCCCGGAGTGAGCCATGCCCACGCTCGCTGACCGTTTCGCTGTTTTTCGGAATGTGATGGACGACGATGACTGTGCAGCCGAACGTTGACTGGACCTTGCCGATGTTGCCGACGTATTCGCTCATGTCGGTGCCATTTTCGTCACCACCACCGAACGTGCGGTTCAGCGTATCGACGACCAAAACAGCGAGCTCAATGCCGCAGTGATTAAGTGCGGCCTGGATTGTCTCGAATAGCTTTGGTAGATCCTCGGTACGCGCGCCCAGATTGATCGCGACGGGGATCATCGCGAAGTCAAGCCCCTGCGCATCGTAATGCCGCTTCCAGGCCTCAACGCGGTTCTGCTGCCCGCGCTGCCCCTCGGCCGCCAAATAAATCACCAGGCCACGATTGACCTTCTTATCCTGCCAACGACGACCGGCCGCGATGTGCAGCGAAAGATCAAGCGCGAGGAAGGATTTGCCGCAGCCGGGATGCCCGATGATCGTGCAGAACGCCTCGGCCGGCAGCACGTTCTTGACGATCCAGTTTCCGGAAAGGAACGGCTTGTTCTCATCGAACCAGATGAGCGGTAGAGGCGCCGGTATGGGTTGAGGTGCCGCAGCAAACATAGCCCGAACATCGTCCAAGCCGAATTCCCTCGCCATATCGTTGAAGTCGTCACCGCCGGCGGTATCAAGCCCGGCCATGTCAGGCATGACGAGCTTGCCGGGCAGCGCGCGGGCCATCGCCTCGGCAGCTTCACGACCGACGTTGCGACCGACCTTCGGATGGTCGATTAGGTGCCAGTCGTCATCTCCTGCAACGATCATCTCGCGCCCAGCCCAACGGTGCCCAGCCCATCGCGCGACATGCGCCATGTTCGAGCTGGTGATGCACATAACGACAGGAAAGCCGGTAGCTTCGTGGATCGAAGCGGCGGTTGAAAAGCCCTCGCAGAAGATGAGCGGCTTCGTACCATCGTCAGTGCCGATGAGCGTATGACCGCCCTCATGCGTCGAGCCTGGCCAGAACCGCCGCTCACCGTCAGCGCGGATCGCCTGCACCGTCATCGGCATGCCGTCCGCGTTGACGATCGGCACGATCACGCAAGGCACGCTGCCAAGCCCGAAGCGCTCGCCTGTGCCTTGCCGCGTGCCATGCTGGGCGGCGACGCCCTTGCCTTGAAGATAAGGGTGCAGGCCATCATTGACGCGCGAACAGGTCTTCCAGAAGGCGACGGCATCGTCAGCCGCTTCTTGGAACTGCCGCAGGTTATCCATCTGCCGAGCGTACCGGCGCCGGTCTATTTCCTCGCGGTCGAGGCTCTCGTACTGGCCGCCCGCTTTCCACTGATGCCGTTTACCGCCCTCGCGCCAGTCCATGAAGATGCCGTTCGGGCGACCGTCGGCATGGAACAGGTAGCGGCCCGGCTTGCTCGATTTGTGGCGCGTGTCCGCAATGCGAAAGCGGTGCCACTTACCGTCCGCGACGATAACACCTGGATCTGTGTCGCACGCGCTGATGATGAAGCGACGAAATTCCTCAGCGGCGCTCGCGCTGTGTTGTGTGGCCATCACGCTGCCTGAACCTCGTAAATCGCGATCCAGTCAGTGGTTTCCTGATCGCTGAAAATGCCGTGTTCGCGTGCGTACAAGATGCGCCGCTTGCGCTCGGCAGGTCCGTCATCGCATTCGGTGATAGCGCGCTCAACAATAAGGCGCGCTGCGCTCTTGAAACTAACGGCGGTGTCGGGTATTTCAGTCATGTCGTCGCGCCTCCTACGCGATTGATAAGGGCGAGCGGTGCAGGAAACACCCTCGCCCGCCCAACATACCTTAAAAAGCCGTATGGTCAATGAGCGGCGCGCCCCACTGGCGGAAGAGCTCAAGCGCAAACGCCGGGGTGCGAACACATGCGACGTTGAAGCCCAGATCGAGCATAGCGTTGCCCCATTCGATCTGCTCACGTGAGAGGTCGCCGGTTGCATCCTTCCACTCAAGGTAGGCCAACCAACGCCCACGCGCCTGGTATTCCTCATCGAACACGCCGGCGGTCAAGCCTTCCTTCCTCGCGCGTGCAACAGCCTTGAAGCCGCGCTTTCCAGCGTTCGGGACGCCGTGTGACATCGCGCCACGACCGAGGATGACCCACTCCTTGCGGAACGATGACTGACGCGAGGCCTCAGATGCCGTTCCCTTATCCTTCGGCTCCACGATAAATCGCGGCACAGGCTTGCGGCGAAGATCCTCGCTTGCGATGTGGGCGAAGGTGTTCACTCCGCAGCCCAACGGTTTTGAAATAACGTCAGCCGATACTCCGCGACCTTCCGCGAAACCGCATACGACCGGCAAATAGTATCTACGGTAATGTTCGGCCGCAGGACCGGGCGTACGTTCGCGAGATAGGATACAAGTTGTGCCTCGGCCTGCACCTGCGTCAACTTCTTGTCGGGGCGGGAGGTGGCGTTGCCTCGCATCACATCCGCCCCCGCGAGCTTATCCCATTGGCAAGCGCGATTTTGCGGATTGTCTTGGCGCTAAGCTGCTCGATAGCCGCGATGTCCGGAATCCGCTGCTTAGTCGTGCGCAGTGCCTCAACGATGCGATCGGCCTGTTTGCAGGAGATACCGCCGCGGTTCATGCCATCTCTCCGCAGCCGCGCCCGACAAGCTCGCCGTCTACACCGCCGGTGAAGTCGCGCCAGTGGACCCAGCCCTTCGGGCATGCGAAACCCCACTCGCGCACCTTCGGGCCGGTGAAGAACAGCGAGACGCAGGGCGCGCCATCGATCAGCTCAAGTCGGTGCAGCGTGTCTGCTGACCTAGTTATGAGGTCGCCAGCCTGACGGATGAACGTGCCTGCGGGCGTAATCTCACGGTAGCTGCCGCGCAGCACCAGCGACTGATTGTCCCAAGGGTGGTCATGCAGCGCGCGATCGTCATCATCCCGCAGAATTTCGTGCAGGTACACGTTCTGCTGCTCGTTACGCGGAATAATCCACCAACGGCGTAGGTAGGCCGGGGCGCCGATCACGAAGTCAGGGGCGCGCTCCATGACCTCGGCAGCCCATTCGGCAAGATCTTCCGGCGAGGCATAGGCAGCGTTCATTTGACCACCCGCTCATAAGCCGCTGGTCGAAACGTCCAGGCAAGCACGGCGACGAACGGCGCAAACTCGGCTGCTAGGATGAGGTAGGTCATGCTGCACGCTCCCTATCCCTCATCTCCATGCCCGGCCCAATACCAGGAGGAGGCGGGGTATGCTGATTAAACAGCTTTGCGCCTGCTGACTTTAAGCAGCGAAAAGCCGCTAGCTCATTGTCGAAATCGGCGATGACTATGGCTACAGGGGCCTTACCCCGGCGTTTCAGATCGAAAAGCCAGCCTGGCATGTAGTTTAGATCGCTATCTATCGCGGTGCTCATATGATCTTTCAAACGCTTTTCGACGTTTACCGAGGTGCGACCAACATATCTGATTTGGCCTGATACCGGGTCTGATAAAACATATGTTTTTGTCACGCAGCGCGCTCCTTTTCGACAGTATCTAACGCCTCTTCCATCGCCCGCAACGTGCGAATGCTGACACGCTTGGTGCTCTTGGCACGGGACCATGATACGTTGTGAACCTTGGCGATCTTGCACAAATCCCTTGCGGTCAATCTGGCGGCAAAGGCTCGACGCTCGATCGCGGCGATTGCTTCTTCGGTGTCCATGCCGGTTAATGCGCATATAAACCGCATTATGTCTAGTGCTAAATTAGTGTTTGACAGCGCTGCGATGTTCCTCCATACCCTTCACATCAGCCGCACACCGCGGCGATGGAGATCAGCACCGTGCTTCACCGTTTGAACGCAGAGGAGATGTCGGCAGAAGTCGGCGTCATGTCCTTCGACCGTTGGACCGACAGCTACCGGGATAATTACAATAACATCTGGGTCGTTCGCCGGCACGCTCATAAGATGTGGGAAATGGCCGAGCGCGGTCCAGGTAACCAGACCATTCTGCACAGCCGCCATCGCGTTCTGGAAAACGCCCTCGCCGCCGCGAACCGTCTTCATATCGCCAAGGTGTCCGCATGAACGCGCACACGCACAGCTTCACGCCAGCGCAAGCTATCTACGGCGATGGTCGCATCCCGGAAGCAATGTGGACGAGAACGGGCTTTGCAGAAGGGTGTTGGCCATGGCTCGGCGCTCAGAATGCAAATGGCTATGCTAATCTCTGGCATAATCGGCGCTATTACACCGGGCATCGATTTTTCTTTACCGTTCTTGTCGGCGACATTCCTGCCGGCATGCAGCTCGACCACCTTTGCCGGGTGCGCTGCTGCGTAAATCCTGCTCATCTGGAGCCGGTTACGCCTCGAACAAATACGCTGCGCGGTAACTCAATATCGGCTCGGCAAGCAGCCCAGACCCGTTGTGTAAGGGGGCATTTGCTTCCGCCTTACCGAATGATCGGAAAAGCGCGGATGCGCCGTTGCCTGGAATGCTCCCGCATTCGCGACGCCGCGCGCCGCCCCCGCAGCGGAGGTATTTCGAAATGAAGCACAAAAACATAGCTATACCTTGCGCCCCGCTGTTTCCCGGCGATCGCGGCGATGGCTACGACGCAAACGACCCGAACGCGCCCGACGTGTGGCGCTGTGGCGGTTGCGACACGATCCGCCCGACCGAGGTCTGCTTCTGCCCTGAGTGCGGCGGGCTGACGGCTTCCTACCTCGATCGCCAGTCTGACGAGCCGGTGCTGTGGCTTGGTTCCGCTTGGCCGCAGACGGAGGCGTTCTGATGGCGACCCAACCCGCCCAGCTCACCCGCAGCCTGCCCGCAATCGCGCAGGACATGCACATCAACGGCATGTGGCTCGCATCGCTCAAGGCGAAGTGCGTCGGCCGCGATCCTGATGCCGACGAGGACGCCTCGTGGACGCTACTCGAAACCAAGCAGGAGGCGTTGCAGGCTGAGTTCTGTGACACGCTGCACGCGCTGACCGGGCTGACTTGGACGCGGGCTTGCAATGCGATGGACGCGGGAGGTGTGGCGTAATGGCTACGATCGCACGCAAGATCGACGCGCTTGGTGGGGCTGCAAAGTCCGATGCTCCGGTGCATCAAGCCTTCAACAAGGGCTGGAACTCGGCGCTCGAACTCGCCGAACCAATCGCCGAACTCGCCGACGTCCAGATCGAAGAGCTGATCGAGATGGTCGAGGACATGCTGAACGGCACCGACCTCGCAAAGTGGGCTGCATACGCGCGCCGCACTGTCGATGGCATCAAGCATGAGAGGGAACGGTGATGGCGACCATATACGACATACGGCGCGCTCGTGACGAGTTTTTCTCGGATAGCTTTGACGAGTTGGTCGAAAAGATTTTGGACCTGCGCGATGAGCTTTCTGAGGTGCGGGGCAATGCTGCGGCTATTGCTGACGATTTCCACGCAGATACCGACGAAGATGCGGCTTTGGCCTTATCGGAAATGCGCGCTGCGGTAGCTGACCTGGGTAACGGCAAATGACCGTCCAATACCGCCCCCTCATCGCCGGCTTTATCTTCGGCCTGCTCATCGTCGCGCTGGTGATCTGGCGCGCTGGTCTCTCGCCTTATTTTGGAGGGTTGTGAGATGGCACGCCTTACCAAGCCAAAGACCTTGGACGCCTTCAAGAAGGATCTGGCCAAGGCTGGTGCTGAACTACTGGGCGCGACTAACCCCTATGAGGTTCTGCGCTTTCGTACCCGGATCGGTGTAGGGGTCATTTACACCGGCAAGCGCGGTGAGACTTGGAATCCGGAAGCAATCGCTGCCCGCGACCATTTGGCGGCGAACAAGGGATCGTTGGCCCCGGTCACCGTGCACGGGCGCCGCAAGAGCAAGGCTACCGTCGCCGCGCTGATGGAGCGCGACGGTGAGGCATGCTTCTTCTGCGGCCGCGGCCTCGAAGGTGACGTGACGGTAGAGCATCTCGTTGCGGTCGCCCACGGTGGTCCGAGCCACGTCAGCAATCTCTTTCTCGCTCACTTCGAGTGCAACAACGCAGCCGGGCATTTGTCCGCGCCCGAGAAGATCGCGCTGGCGATCGGAAAGCGGTCCGCATGAACCCGCTCGCCATCATCGCCCGCGCCCTGTTTCGCGGCCTCGGCTGGGGTCTCGGGCGGGGGATTGCGAGGGATATTCTCAGGAGCATCGGCTTGTGACCATCACCTATCACCCCGACCTCATCCAAGGCTCGGACGAGTGGCTGCAACAGCGCTGCGGCCTGCTGACCGCCAGCGAGATGAAGCTCGTCCTGACGCCAACGCTCAAGATGGCGAACAACGACAAGCTGCGGGCACATGTCTATGAGATCGCGGCGCAGCGGATCACCGGTTACGTCGAGCCGCACTACGTCGGCGACGACATGATCCGCGGCCACGACGATGAGATTGAGGCGCGCGACCTGTACGAGAAGAATTTCGCGCCGGTGAAGCAGACCGGGTTCGTCACCAACGACAAGCTCGGCTTCATCATCGGGTGTTCGCCCGACGGTCTCGTCGGCGACGATGGCGGCATCGAGTGCAAGTCGCGCCGGCAGAAGTTCCAAATCCAGACGATCGCGCGCGCCGAGATGCCCGACGATTTCGTGATTCAGGTGCAGACCGAGTTGTTCGTTACCGAGCGCCAGTGGTTCGATTTTCTGAGTTATTCTGGTGGCTTGCCAATGGCAGTTATCAGAATTGAGCTAGATCCAGAATACCAAGAAGCTATAGCCGCCGCAGCGGTTCAGTTCGAAGCGCGTGTGCAGGATGTAATGTCTGACTTCCGCGCGTCACTCTTGAAAATACGCAGCGTCCCGACGAAGCGCCGCGTAGAAAGCGAGATGTTCATATGAAGAGCATCCCGGTGGCAGGTGGATATTTTGCTCTCGTAGATGATGAAGACTACGAAGAAATGTCGAAACTGCGGTGGCATACGGCAAAAGGCCGAAAGACAATATATGCTTCCACAAACGTAAAGCGCGAAACAGGCGGTTACAGTAGCGTCGGCATGCACCGCATGATTAACAAGACGCCCGCCGGCTTTCACACCGACCACATTGATGGCGATGGCCTGAATAATCAACGTAGCAATCTCAGGACTGCCAGCCGAACCGAAAATGCGCGGAACCGTTCACCAAACACCGGATGCGCCTCACAATTTAAAGGCGTCCATTGGAACAAGCGAAAGCGGCGCTGGGTAGCTTCGATACGGGTCAATAAGAAGTCTGTATTCCTCGGACTTCACAAATCGGAACAGGCTGCCGCCGACGCTTATAGCCGCGCTGCTTCACAGTATTTTGGCGAGTTCGCTCGCACGCAATCAGGAGTTATTTTATGAACGACATGAGTTCCGTAATCGTCCCGAAGTCCGATCAGCTCAACGCCGAGGACTTCATTTCCGGACCGCGCACTTTTACGATCGAGAGCGTCGAAATCCGATCGGCGACCGAGCAGCCGGTGTCCGTCTTCATGGAAGGCGAGAAGCGGGTGTGGAAGCCCTGCAAGAGCATGTCGCGCGTGCTGGTGTCGGCATGGGGGCCGGACGCGCGCAAGTATGTCGGCCGCTCGCTGACGCTGTACCGCGATCCCAAGGTCAAGTGGGGCGGGCTCGAGGTGGGCGGCATCCGCGTGTCGCACATGACCGATATCGAACGCGATTTCTCGATGGCTCTGACTGAGACCAAGGGCAAGCGTACGCCGTTCATGGTGCGGCTCCTCAAGATCGAGCGCGCAGAACAACCGAAAGCCCGCAAGACCGCCGACGAGTGGGCGGCCGACCATATCGCGTTCGTCACCGGCGCAACCACGCTGGAACGTCTCGCCGAGGTTCAGAACAGCGGCAAGGCGGCGATGGAAAAGCTGGTCTCGGGTCCGGTGTTCGATCGCGTCAAGACTGCCTACGCCAAGCGGTTCGAGGAGCTTTCGGCTGACGATACCGGCCGCGCCGACAGCGACCACGGCGACCAGTTCCCGGGCGATGACGAACCCGCCTGAACTGCAACAACCCAGCCCCGTCTGAGGGCGCGGCTGGTGGGAGATAGATGATGGAAAAGAGCGACAAGCCTTGGTGGTACACGCAGGATGAAGAAAGCCTGTGGGGCAATGTCCCGACGCGTGAGGCTGCAATCGCGGCTGGCACGACCGAGTATGGCGGCGAACCATTCCTGATTTGCCAAGGCGGCCACTTCCGCAATCGCTTCGACATTTTCGACCGGGATTGGCTCAGCGATCGCTTTGACAATGCAAACGAAGACTATGCTGGCGAGGAATATCCTTCCGACGACTGGACTGACGAACATGTCGCTGAACTTGAGCGTGAGTTGGCGGCCACCATGCAGGCTTGGGGTGAGCGTCACGGCTACCACAAGGCCTACGGCATCGACGCAGGGCCAACAGAGCGCATCGTGCCCGGAGATGCAGCATGAACCCCGACTTCCGCCCCGCCGGCCGTGTTCATCTACGCGTAGATCATGCAGTTGTGGGCGCCTGCCTCGCCGAGAAACTCCGCCGTCGCACCGATCGGGAGCGGTTGGATAGCGGGTTTGTGGTTGTCATCCCGAACAAAACGTGGGACAACGGCTGCGAGGCGGCGGACTTCCCGGAACGCCAGCCTCGCGCCTAACGCTTTGGAGAGCGCTATGACTGATTTACGTGATGATGGTGCCGCAAGTCAACCCGTCCGCCGCATGACAAACCCCGACGAGTTAGAGGCGCTGACAGTGCAAGGTCGCATGGACGACGGCTCTCCGGCGAGATTCAGTGTCGAAACGGCCTGCGGAGACATGGGATTCATTGGGCGGTGCGTCACGCCTAGGGGTAACGCCATCTGCAAGCAGGGGTATATACCTTTCACGTCACTAGACACGGGCGAGGCGGGTACTGCCCGCGCCCACCTCATAGCTCTCCGCGCCCGCACCCTGCATCCCCTGTCGTCAGATACGGAAGGAATGGTGAAGTGAGCATTGTCGCGAGGCTTCTGTTTGCCTTCTCAGTTGCGTGGGTGGCGAACGGGTTTGCTGTTGCCCTGCATATCCCCTGGTGGCGCGATTTTGGGCCTGCTGATCGTGCCGACACCATCGTCTGCACTTTCGTCGCCTGTTGGCTGATCTCGGCCAAACCTCGCTACCAAACTGAGAAAGGACCGTCCGCATGATCCCCCAACCGGAAGTGCAGCAGGTTGAAGCATGGAAGTGCTTCCACTGCGGCGAGACGTTCACCAATGAGGCATGCGCGCGCCGTCACTTTGGCCCGGATGAACAATCCGTTGCCGCCTGTGTCATCAAAGCGGGTGCCGAGGGTAGCATACTGCGCGCCCTGCGTGATGCAGAGGCGTCCGAGGCCAAGGCTTGGCATCTGCTCCATGATGAGTGTTCCGACTTCTCTAAGGCATATTACGCACAGCAGAGCCGGCACAATCAGGCGCTAATCGCTGCCGAGGAACTTGGATACGAGCGCGGTATTCGCGATTTGCAAGCTGAGGTTGCCGCCGCGTTCGAAGCCGGCCGTGCGGAAGGCGTGCGGGAGGCTGTGGAGGTATGCGTCCAGCAGCGGGAGGCATTCGCTTCGACGTCCTATACAGCGAAATCAGCGGACTCTTTCCAAGAGCGCTTCGCCTGTACGCAATGCGAGGCCGCCATCCGCGCCCTATCAAAGGAACCCACCAAGTGAGCGGCATGATCGATTTGCACTGCCGAAAGTGCAAGCGCACCGTCGAGTTTAGGCGGTCGTCGTTCCCTGATGTGCCCGCCTGGGTCGCGCGCATTGAGCATGACCGATGCAACATCTGCGACAACGGCGATTTCAGTTCGGAGCATTGGCTTGATGCAAACGGTGACGAGCCGGACCCGTTGATTGGACCAACCAAGTGAGCGGGGATCAGGCTTTGCGCGACAGCGAAGAGGACCAGCGCTGCCCTGATTGCGGCTTTCTCAGCTGCATCTGCTTCGATGACGACGAGCGTGACGAAGACGACGACTTTGACTGCCACATGGGACAGGACGGCCAATGCGGGGCGGCTGGCAGCGAGTGGTGCGATTGGGAGTGCCCGACGATGCGGGCTTATCGTGATGGGAGCCTACCATGACCCAAGTGAGCGGGGATATCGCGGCC